CCTGGTAGGATTACAAGCCTATCGGATTGAGGTAGGGGAATAAAAAAAGGGGGGGCCGAGTGGCCCCCCCAATCCCAACCCCCCCACGTTGGGTTATTCTTTGGTTATGAACTCCACCACGCCCCACGCCACGAGAAACAACAAGCCGATAAAGATAAAACCAAATAAAACGGCTTGGGGGTCTTCATACATCATGACGCCACCTCTTCAACGTTATTGGCTATCCTTATGGCCGATAGCCAAGCTATTTCCCTGGATATGTTCGGGTTATTTTGGATTGCACCCCGTAGCCACTCCAGGTTTTCCAGTTCGTCAATACTGATATGAAAATCCCTATCTTTTCCGTCCAAAGTCATCACTCCTTTTTTGACTGTTTTCCCGTCAATCAGAAGGGTGTAAACCCTGGACCCGTCTGCTTGCTCTTCATGGGTCAATTCAATGGTTGCGAAGTCCCACGAGTAGGTGGCCGAGGTTCCGACTTTCACATTCTGGACCCCGTGCTTTTGGATACCGAAAGACTTGCTCGCTTTGTAAATGCAAGACTTGATATCTAACCAGATTGGATAGTTTTTCATTATTCCATATCTCCTTCAAAATCAATGATTAATTTCCCCGGCCTCCCGTCCTCACGATACTCTACAAATACTGAAAAACGCCCGTCTCCAAAGGCCGTCCTGCTGGCCACGGCCTCACCCCAATGAGTGAAAAGGTTAGCGTTTCCTGCATTTCCTTCATCGATGGCTCTACCTACTTCTACCTGTATTTCTTCATCGTTTTTGACATCCTTTAGGTAGCAGGGGTCAGCTATGATGACTGTACCTGAGTCTACTGTGACTGTTCCTACTTTTGCTCTTTCCATTTTATACCTCTTGGTTGGCGTGTTTCCCCGGACTTTCCAGGGTTCTTGAAGATAGAAAGATATTGCAGTTGCGACAAGTCTATATATAGGGAAGTAAGAAAAGGGGGGGGGTTCTTTCAGTAGAATGAACCTCTTGCCCGTGTAGGAGTACTGAACTGGTTTGGTTGGTGTCACTGAACTCAAACTGGTTTACAGTTTGGTTGGTGACACTGCGATTGAGGCAGCCCTAAACATATTTTTAGTCAAGCCTAACAATATTTTTAGTTGAGACTAGAGCTGAACACCCCCCCCTGAAGGAACTGAGGCTAACCCCGTGTACTTGTACAACCCCACACACACCAACTTGACGTAGTAATAGAATCCTCTTTATTTTCTTATAACCCTAGGAGGCACTATGAGTAATAGAGAGTTGGCAGATAAGTTACGATCCCGTTCAAAGTTTTTATCTGGGTTAGATTGGCAGTTAATGCGTGAAGCTGCAGATGCGTTAGAATCTTCTGGTTCTATGAATGG